CAAGGGCGGCCAATTCAAGTTTGGATTCAACGTATGTCTGGCCAGTCTAACGACTCCACATACCAGCTTGCTGGGGCTATTTCTTCTACTGATACAACGCTTACTTTAACAAGCACAACTAATCTGGCAGCAGCCGGTTTTATTCAAATTGACAATGAGATCATCGCCTACGGCTATGTATCTGGAAATACACTGGGTTTCTGTGCTCGTGGTCAAGCGAATACAACTGCCGTAGCACATAGTTCCGGGGCAGAAGTATATGTACAAAACCTTCCAGCAGTTACAGTCTGGCCTACGCCAGATGGTTCACAACCATATCAATTTGTTTACTGGCGCTTACGCCGTATTCAAGACGCTGGGAATGGTGTAAATATTCAAGATATTCCGTTTCGGTTTGTTAACTGCCTAGTGGCAGGATTGGCCTACTATTTATCTATCAAGCTTCCAGGTATGGATCCTCAACGGGTCGCCGGTTTAAAAGCGGACTACGAACAGCAATTCCAGCTAGCCTCTGAAGAAGATAGAGAAAAAGCCCCAGTTCGGTTTGTACCACGTAGGATGTTTATTGGGGGTTATTAATGCCTAATAAGTTTGCTTCTGGCAAGTACGCAATTGCCGAATGTGATAGATGCGCATTTAGATATAAGTTGGTTGAGCTTCGTACTGAGATTATCAAGACTAAGCCATACCAGCTAAAAGTATGTAATACCTGTTGGGACCCAGATCATCCTCAGTTACAATTAGGTATGTATCCAATCAACGACCCACAAGCAGTACGGGAACCGAGACGGGATTTAAGTTATGTGCAGTCTGGTTTGACGGCGTATGGATATCAGGCTGGCGGAAGTCGAGATACGCAGTGGGGTTGGGCTCCTGTAGGTCAGGGGTATGACTACAATGAAACGCCGAATTATTTGGTTGGGCAAGGGCAAGTAGGAACAGTAACAATTAACTAGGAGTAGGATATGGGGTATAAAAGCGCAGCTGACGGTGTAACAAGTAAAGGTAAAACTAAGGGTAAAAACCTTGGCGATTCCGGTTCAAATGTTGGCATCGAAATGGGTAAAAAGGTTGGTAGTGGCACTGCTGGCGGTAAAACCGATGCAGATATGCTATCGATGGGGCGTAACTTAGCTAAAGTTAAAGCAAACGGGAAATAATCATGGCAAATAATAAACCAGCTAATAAATACGCACAGCCTCATGGCGTCCTTGAAAAGCTTCCTGCTATGTCAGAAGAAAAAGGTGCTAAGTACATGGACGAGATGAATATCTCTTTGGGTAATATCAGCAAAGATAACTACAAGCCTACTAAGACTTCTGGTATTGAAATGCGTGGCGGTAAAGCGCAGACTAAAGGCAAAATGTCACGTGGGCCAATGGCTTAAGGGTAAACCCTAATGAACTACGTCCAATTATTCCAGGCAATTCAGGACTACGCAGAAAATACTGAATCGTTGTTTATAAACAACATTCCACGTTTTACGATGGAAGCGGAAGACCGCATATATAACAGTGTGCAGATTCCGTCATTGCGTAAGAATGTAACTGGTACGTTGACCTCGGGTAATCAGTATTTGTCCGCTCCGGCCGACTATCTGTCTACTTATTCTTTGGCAGTTATTGATTCGAGCGGTAACTACAACTACCTGCTTAACAAAGATGTTAACTTTTTACGCGAAGCGTACCCGAGTGTTGTTTCTAACGGAACCACTTATCAGGGGACTCCTGGTGGAGTCCCTAAGTACTATGCGTTATTTGGCCCGCAGTATTCCAATGCTAACGAGCTGAGTTTTATAATGGCGCCTACCCCTAATAGTAGCTATCAAGCTGAACTACACTATTTTTACTACCCAGTATCTATTGTTCAAGGAGCGCTGCCTACAGGTAGTACCACAAATGCTGTTCCTGCGGGTTCAATCACGGCTGCGGGGTCTGGTTATACTAGTGGGTACTACACAAACGTGCCGTTAACTGGCGGATCTGGTTCTGGCGCTACCGCTAATATCACTGTTATTGGTGGCGTTGTTAATGCTGTTCAAATTACAAATTCTGGTAATTTTTATGTAGTTGGCGATGTACTTAGCTGTTCTGGTAGTTATTTAGGCAACTACAATGCAACCCCATTTGTATATACAATTTCTCTAGTTAACAACTCAACTGGCGAAAGCTGGCTAGGCGATAACTATGATCCAGTCTTGTTTTATGGTGCCATGCGAGAAGCTATGTTATTTATGAAGGGCGAGCAAGATTTAGTTGGCTACTACGAGACTAAATACCAAGAAGCTATCGGGCAGCTTAAACGCCTTGGCGATGGCCTTGAAAGAAATGACGCGTATAGGAGAGGCCAGACTAGTCTGCCCTATAATAAGTTATGAGCATAACCCAGGGACAAACCACGGTATTTAAAACCAACCTGCTTAGCGGGTTGGAGAACTTTGCTGTTGGAACCCCATATTCTTATAAAATAGCCCTATATACAGGTAATGCAAACCTTAACAATTCGACAATAACGTACACAACAGCCAATGAAATCACAGGCGCAGGGTACACAGCTGGCGGTAAACCTTTAACTATTACTCAGGTCCCAGTTGGGGACACAAACTCCAATACAGCATATACTAACTTTGCTAATGTGGTTTGGATTGGGGCTTCCTTTACTGCTAGGGCAGCGTTGATATATAATGGCACTACTGGAGCAGCGGTTGCAGTGCTAGATTTTGGGTCAGATAAAACAAATACGGCAGCGGGTACTTTTACAGTTACGTTCCCAACTGCTACTTCAACAACAGCAATTTTAAGGATTTCTTAGTATGGGCAACATTGATAAAACAAGTTTTGGAGATATTATGGACGCAACCGTAGCCCGCAGTGCAGGTTCTATTGAGCAAGTAGGTTTAGACGGCGTTTATGTTGCCGAATGCTATGACGCTTCTGGAAATTTAAAGTGGTCTGGCACTATCGAAAACCTTACTACTAACGTAGGCCGCGCATCATTAAACGATGCTTATCTCGGCAACACAGCGGCTGGTGCTATTGTTATGGGTCTAAAAGGTACTGGAACTGCAGCGTATGCTGATACCCAAGCGTCTCATGCTGGATGGGTAGAAGTTGGTGCTACTAACGCCCCTACATATTCTGGTACACGTAAAACCCCAACATTTAGTGCGTCTACTACCGCTAATCCAGCAGTTAAATCGACATCTGCTGCCGTTGTATTTACTATGACTGGTTCAGGAACTGTTGCTGGCGCATTTATCAACGTTGGTGGTTCTTCTACTATTGACAACACTACAGGCGTATTGTTCTCTGCAGGTGACTTTACTGCTGGTTCAAAAACAGTTACAAGTGGAGACACAATCAACGTTTCGTATTCGCTCAGCGCAGCAGGCTAAGGAACGGTAAATGCCACTCCTATTAAAAAATAGAGTACTAGAAACCTGTACTTCACCTGGCACTGGGTCTGTAACTCTGCTTGGCGCTAGCACAGGCTATCAATCATTTAACACAGCATATTCAGCAACGTCTTCTACTGTCTACTATACGATTGCAGACCAAGGCGGACCAAACTGGGAAGTTGGTGTCGGTACGTTTACACCTACCGCTACTTTAAGTCGTGACACAGTTTTATCTTCATCTGCTGGCGGTACAACTAAAGTTAACTTTTCATCAGGCACACAAAACGTCTGGGTAGATTACCCATCGGAAAAAGCCGTTGTAGTTGACGAGTTAGACAACATTCTTGTAAACCAATCCACCGACCAAGGCACAGGTGTCCTACAAGTAACAGGGCAATCTACTTTTAATGGTGCAGTAACTGATAAGAGCTTGAACTTACAGGGTGGGAATAATAATTTAGCTTATTCTCAAGACTTTAGTAATGCTACTTGGATTAAAGGTGGCTGGAATGTATCGGGTACTTTATATACAGCACCAGATGGAACAACAACAGCCAATAGATTAACTGGCGATGGCTCTACTGCATATAATTATTTGTATAATAATGTACAAGTTCTTTTTACTGCTGGGACAACATTTACTGTTAGTTATAACTGTTTATATGGAACTAATAGGTATGTACAGTTAAATGGCGGTGCAGCAGCAAATAATTTTGGCGCAGTTTTTGATTTAACTCTTGGAACTGTTACATCAACAGGCGCTACTGGTACAGGTGTTTACACAAGTTCTTCTATTAATTTAACAAATCAAGGATTTTATAGAATTACTGTTACTGGTAATTTAGGTGCTACAGCTAATAATGGATATGCAATTCTTTATCAAAAAGATGTTTCTACATATCAAACAGGAACTCCTGCTGTAGCCGCCAATACAAGATATACAACAATATGGGGCGCACAACTAGAACTAGGCACAGTAGCCTCCGCATACACTCCCACTACTACAGCAGCAATTACCACTACTAATAATATTAGTGTACCTAGTGGTCAGATAATTACACAAGCTGGTACTGCATCAAGCCCTGCAATTTTAATAGGTTCTACAAATACTGGATTTTACGGAACTACGGCTTACTCTCAATGGGCTTATTCGGGAACACCTTATTTTCAATTTTCTAACGCAAATTTTGCTTTAAATTCTACAACTGGATTAACGTGGGGCTCTGGAAATGCAACATCAGCAACTACGCTAGCTTTATATCAAGACTCCGCCAACACACTAGCCCAACGCAACTCTACTAACGCACAGACATTTAGGCTTTACAACACCTATACCGATGCTAGTAACTATGAGAGATTAAGTATTGATTGGACTACTACTGCCAATACAGCAACAATATCTACTCAAAATGCTGGTACAGGAAGTGCTAGGACATTAGCTATTGGGCAAGACTTATATGTGAATGGTGTTAGGGTGGGTAGAGGTGGAGGTAATATTGCTAGTAATACAGTTGTCGGTAATGGCGCTTTACCTACTTCTGCAACAGGCGGTGAAAATATTGTTGTCGGCATAGGAGCATTAACAAGTTTAAGCACAGGAAATTATAATTGTGCATTGGGTGCTTATTCTTTAGCTTTTAATAATACAGGTTCTTCAAATATAGCTATTGGCGATGGCGCTATATATGCAAATACAACTGGTTCTAATTCAATTGGAATAGGATTTCAAACTTTATTTAGAAACACAATTGCTAGTGGTTTAACCGCAATCGGCACTTTAGCACTCCCCAACAACACCACCAATGTAGCAACACTTGGCACAATCACAGGCGGTACTGGCTACACTAACGGAACATATACTGGTGTCGTAATGACACTATCGTCGGGTTCATCTGCAATTACTTATCCAACTGCCACAATCGTAGTAAGTGGCGGTGCAGTAACCTCAGTTACATTAACCTCTAATGGTGTAGGCTTTAAAGACACTACGACTGTTCTAACAGCCCCTGCCGCATCTATTGGTGGTACAGGCTCAGGATTTACAGTCCCAGTAGCGACCTTGCAGAGTGGTACAGGCAATGTGGCGGTTGGTTATCAGGCTGGGTATAGTAACTCGACAGGGCAACAGAATACATTTACTGGGTATCAAGCTGGTTACAGTAATACAACTGGAACCTACAATACGGCTATTGGTTATTCAGCCTTATATTCAAACACAACTGGTCAACTGAATTCTGCTTTGTCAAGACAGGCTCTTAATGCAAATACTTCAGGAAGTTCTAATACTGCTAGTGGACTAAATTCTTTATTGTCCAATACAACTGGAAGTTATGGAACAGCGCACGGAGGTGGAGCACTTTCTGGAAATACAACAGGTAATAATAATACAGCTATTGGATACCAAGCTGGTTTTGGGAATATATCTCCAAACGCCAACACAACAGGCTCTAACAACACTTACATTGGCTACAACACAGTAGGCTCTGCCAACAACAACACCAACGAGATGGTGATTGGCTATCAAGCAGTTGGTCTAGGCTCAAACACTACTGTTATTGGTAATACAAGCACTACATTAACTCAGACTTATGGTGTTACTAAATCTACCAACTACACAGTCGCTACACTACCTTCTGCATCAACAAGCGGAGTAGGCGCAAGGGCTTTTGTAACAGATGCTTTAACCCCCGTATTTGGAGCAACTGTAGTAACAGGTGGGGCGGTAGCGACCCCTGTATATAGCGATTCTGTAAACTGGAAAGTAGGATAAAAATGCACCTTAACATTCAAATGCAACTTTAGAATAAAAATGAACGCATTAGAACTATGTGATGAGTTAGAGGCTTGTGGTCAATTTTTTGAAGATAGACTTTATAGAAAAGCCGCAAAAATGCTACGCCAACAACAAACACGAATTGAAGAATTAGAAAAAGATTTATATATGCTACAAAAGCATTATGACCAATTAGGAGAATAATATGACAATCGAATTCACCACCACAATCACAGGCATGGAAGCCTATCCTGTATATCAGGAAGTACCATTGTATGTGTTCCGTGTCTATTGGAACTACGAAGGTAAAGATTCTTCCTTCTCTACTGCTATGCAAGGCTCAACCGATGTACCTACAAGCGACCCACAGTCCGCTACACCTTATGACCAACTCACTCAAGAGCAAGTCATGGGATGGGTACAAGAATACACACCTAGCTGGATGTGGTCAGAATACACCGATAAGATTACAGCTTGGATAACAGCGCAATATACCCCGTCTGTTGTGAATCCTCCATTGCCTTGGAGTGCGGTGGCAGAAGTGCCTGTAGAGCCTGAAGTTCCAGTAGTCTAATGTTTGGGTTAAACGCCTTTTCTAGAGCCCCATTCAATGCTCTTGGATGGCAGGCTAACTTTGTTAATACAAATGAGGCTACAACCCTTACAGATGCACAATCAGCCCAAGCGGGGTTTAACCCAAGCGTAGCAGATTCAATTAGTTTTACTGACTTAGATACATCTCAATTCAACTTTTTTGAAGTTGTAGCAGATACAGCGTCTTTTTCTGACGCTATTACGGGGAATGCTACTTTTATTAGTAGTACAAGCGAAACATTTACTATAACTGACCTTGTATCTTCTCAAACGGCTTTTGCGTCGGCTGTTTCTGAGGCGATTACTTTTGCCGATATTGTCGCTGCCGTTGCAAAGTTTGCGGGGGCCTTGGTTGAATCTCAGACATTAACGGATGCGTATACTGGGTTTAGGGGGCAGTTTGTATCAGTTGACGAGTTATCTACCTTAACCGATGCGCAATCTTCCCAAGTAGCTTTTGCTGGAATATTGGCAGAAACCCTTAATTCCATAGATTTTGTAAGCGCTAGAGCTGACTTTAACCCAACAACGCTAGAAACACTTGTTTTAATCGACTCGCCAATTGGTCGTGGATGGTTTAAAATAGTTGATGACCAAACAGTTACTTGGAATGCAATAAACAACACAGAATCAACAACTTGGGGTAATATAGATGATACGCAGACCCCAGGCTGGACGCCAATAGACAACACGCAGTTATAAGGAATAAAGGAAAAACATGTCCTCTACATACTCGACTTCGCTCTTACTAGAGCTTATTGGTAACGGCGATCAGTCCGGTACTTGGGGTTCTACAACTAACAATAACCTCGGTAACTTGTTAGAACAAGCGATTGCTGGTGTTCAAACTGTAAACTTTGCGACTGATGCAAACCGTACTCTGACTAACTTTAACGGCGCGTCGGATGAGGCTAGAAATGCTGTTCTTGTAATCACCTCTTCACTAACCCTTACAGCTACCCGCCAAATTGTAGCCCCACTAGTAAACAAACAGTATGTGGTCTATAACAACACAGGCTACACAATTACTATAGGCGCTTCTACTGGTGCAGTTGTAACTATTCCAAACGGCATGGTTACTGCAGTTTATTGCAATGGCACCGATTTTGTAGCAGGTATTAACGGCGTCCCCGGTAACTTTAGTGTTGCGGGTAATTCAACTGTTACAGGAACTCAAACTGTCGGCGGGAATATTACTGCTAGCTCTGCTGTTTTTGTTGGTTCTATTTCAGGTACGACCCTTACAGTTACTTCTGTTACTTCAGGAACTATCGCTACTGGCCAATATCTTAACGGTTTAGGCGTTACTCCTGGTACAACAATTTCTAGTGGTAGTGGAACAAGCTGGGTTATAACCCCCTCACAAACAGTATCTAGTACTACTATTACATCAAACGGTATTGTTAATGCTGGAGCTTTTGTTGGCGACGGTACATATTTAACTGGCACTGCGGCTAACTTAAATATTGGTGGCAACGCAGCTACAGCTACTTTTGCTACAACTGCCGGCGGTACTTCTAGTTTTACTGGTGTAGCTAACCCACCAAGCGGTGGTACTGGTTTAACTAGTATTCCTTTAAACTATCTTGTTTCCGGTAATGTTCAATACCCATTTAATACTGTAGCCCCCGGTACAGCCGGCAATATCCCTCTTTCTACAACTTATGGAGCAGCCACTTTTGTTGCTGGTATCGCTGCTGGCACTATGACGGTTGCTTCTTTATCGTCTGGTACTTTGACTGAAAATGCTGTTATTGCTGGTACTGGCGTAACAAGTGGTACAACAATTAACCAGATAACTTCCTCTGGTGCCTCAGTAACTACTAAAACATATGCTAGTGGTGGTGCCGTTGGGGCAAATACAATTACTTTAAATTCTGTTAATCTTGTAGTTGTAGGCCAGCTTATTACTGGTACGGGTGTTCCAAATAACACGTTTGTGCAGTCTACTTTTTCAAACCAAATCACTCTTACCAGAGTCTTAACTATTCAAGCAGCAGGTAGCTATATCTTCTATACGCCCGGCGGTCTTGGTACTTATACTACAACGCCTAGTCAAACGGTATCTTCTGGTACTACTATGACTGCAACAAATGGCACATACTTTACTAGCCAACCACTAAACTGGGGTAATGTTGCTGGTAAACCAACAGCAGTAAGCTACTGGACTAATGATGCTAACTACATGAATGCGGCTAGTGGTAGCGGGTCCGAATACGGTACCAACAACCCACATATTACAAGTGTAAGTTTGTCAAGGTCAGGAACCACCGCTGTACTATCTGTAGGTACAAATTGCAATTGCGCCTGCGACTGCTAAGGAAAAATTATGAATTTATACATTCTCCAAAACCCTAATCCAATATCAGTCGATGCTCTAAATGTTACCCGTGTTGATAATGATATTACGTTTGCGATTACAACAAACAACACAGCTAATAGACAAGAAAGGGTTGATACATTTACTCTTTACTATGATTTATTGTCTTCTCGCTCTGATTTTGACGATAGCACCCAATGGACTATAGGGTACAACCCAGAGTACCAAATGCAAGGTGGTGGCCCGTTGTTTATTATTTACAACACGTTTAAAGAATCATTTCCAACTAAAGGTAAAAGTGGTACCTTTACGGCTAGGCGCGATAATGTAAATATTGTGTTTTCGTTGTATGTACCATTTAAAAACTCTCCACTAGATGATTGTTCTTTGTTAGTAACGTGCGAAGATATAACAAAGATAACTGCAGACGAGTCTTTCTCCGCCCCAATCGTGGTAACAGATAGACTTGCAGTGCGCCCATTAGCGCTTCCTTCTGTCCGCGCCGTATCTACTACTGCTGTTGGGCAAGACTTAGATGTTGTGCTTCAATTGTGCAAAGACGGTCAAGACATAAACCGCACTGCTACTTTATACTTAGTATGTGATACAGGTTCTTTATCTTCTTCAGTTATTAAAACAAATAGCAGCGGACAAGCAACTGTTCGTATTTATGGAGACCCGCATCGTGCCGGAGAACCAGGTGTGCTAAATGTTGGATTTAAGTATTGGAGCGGCGAGCTTTACGTAAATTACACAACCCCTTAAAAGGAACTACATAAAACCACATCATGGCTAAATTTAGATTAGATTGTCTTGACGCCCTTAAACCAGAAAAAAGAAAAACTCTTTGGTACGATAATGCTACGTCTGAACTTTTAAACGAAGACAATACGCCATTTAATTTTGGGGTTGTTGTGGTTGACCCCAAACAATATAAAACTGTAGCAACCCCAACCAAAGATACCCCAATTGGTAAAAGCCGTAGGCTAAAGCGCCTTAAAATACAACTAGGCCTTTCTTGCAACTATGAGTGTTCTTATTGTAGTCAACGTTTTGTGCCACGCGCTGATGAAACTAATCCAGACGATATTGAACCGTTTTTACAACAGCTGCCTACATGGTTTGATGGTGGTGAGGACGGCGATGGTGGCGGCGTACGCATAGAGTTTTGGGGCGGCGAGCCCTTCGTATACTGGAAAACTTTTAAACCCCTTGCTGATCGCATTCGTAGTATGTACCCTAAAGCCGAATTCTTGGTGATAACTAATGGGTCTTTGCTTGATTTAGAAAAAAATCAATGGATAGATGACTTAGGTTTTATGGTAGGTATTTCTCATGATGGTCCTGGATACCACGTACGTGGTGAAGATCCGTTTGATAACCCAAAACAGTTTGCGGCCATTAAGGATTTGTTTGACCGCCTAAGCCCTAAAAAGCGTATAAGCCTTAACGCCACATTAAATAAAGATAATCAAAGCCGCACATCTATTGGCGAGTTTTTTCAACAACGCTTAGGGGTTATGCCAGTTATTGGTGAAGGTAATTTTGCTGATCCGTATGATGAAGGCGGTGCAGCATCGTGCTTTGAAGATTCAGTTGATTTTTTAGAATATCGAAATAAATACTTAGCAGAAGTGCGGGATGGTGGCGCGCATAGTTTTACTAGTTTAGCCAGCAAACTGAATGATTTTAAAGATTCTCTTTTAAATAAACGCCCATCTTCTGCTTTGGGTCAGAAGTGCGGTATGGATAGACGAGACCAACTAGCAGTTGATTTACATGGAAATGTATTGACTTGCCAAAATGTATCGTCGGTATCTGTAAGCGCAAATGGTGAAAGCCATAAGATTGGTCACGTATCCGATTATGCCAATATCAAACTAAATACAGTCACACACTGGGCAAATCGCAAAGAATGCCCTAACTGCCCGGTACTACAAATGTGCCAAGGCAGCTGTATGTTTCTACAAGATAATTTGT